GTTTTTAACAGTTGTATCAACAGATGAACCAAGTGTGCGAATTGCAAGTGCACCATCTTTAACCAGCGCGGTATCGTCTGGGGTAGTCCAGCTGTAATTAGTAGTGGTTGCCATTTTATCCTATTCCTATGAGATTATTGTAGCGTATTCCCAAGTTAAAGTTGGGTCGATTGTGTTCCAAGCCTCTGTGGCTGGGGTTGTGTTCCAACGCATCGCCACTTGGCTAAATGCGACTGGGGAAACATTGATTGTTAAAAACAGTTCATTGAACCGAGTGCTCCATGACCAGCCCTCAACATAACCTTCAAAATCTCCACCGGATATTTGGGTCGGTAAATTTTGAATATGAACTGGCATTCCCATAAATACAGCTAGTAAATCATCCCGATCTGCATTACCTATTTCTTGGCTAGTGATTGGGAATGTGATCGATTGAAATGCTGGTATCGGATAAGCTCTTTGTGCTATGTATCGGTCAGCAATAGCCTGAGCATCGGTAGCACCATGAACCCTAGAGTTGATCGTTTCAGCTTTGTAGCCATATAAGGCAATTGAAGCTGCATCTGTGGCATCAACCTGTGAATTGTAATTGTTGCCGTAATTGATATAAATATCATTACGAACATCTGCTGATCGCATAATCGTAGATAAGCCAGCACCTAACGCATGGCGAGCATCTAGTTCAACATAACCATTGACTAACAGATAATTCTGCCTATGGTCTGCATCTGCATAACCTATGTTTCCTGCATTGTCCTCATAAATATATCCAAAGGCTGAGGTTGCAATATCTGAAATAACATTATAGATCGTGTCAGTAACATTTGATTGAGAACTCATGGTGTAAAGACCAGGTTGATCAATTTCGCCAAGCCCTAAATTAGCTGCATTTGCCCAAGTTTCAGTTGCATTGTATGTTGCCCATGTTGAAGCAGATGGCACATCGTTCCAAGTTCCAAGCAATACGCTGGAAAGAATCTCATAAATTTGGTTGCCATCTTCATCTTGAGAAATGTTGTCATTAAAGATTTCTTTGGTAAGTCTTGTTAAAGATCCCATTGCAATAATTGTGTATTGGATAACTGTGTCTGTTGCGCCAGTAGCCCCAACCTCAACAGTCACATCTGTAATATCCCCACCAAATAAACTTACATAAGATCCAGCTGAGTCTTTAACTTGCAAATCAAAAGAATCGTTAATGTCAAATGGAAGTGTTTGGTTATTTAATGCAACCAGCGTGACTTGCATATATGAAGGAAGTGATTGTTGATAAATGTCAGTTCGACCAGCTGCATGCTGAACATCTGAAATTGTTATGTCAGTATAATCAACCCCACCGACAGTCAATTTCCAATCAGGAGTAAATACTGTCATTTTAGACCAGATACACTTCGATCTGCTTGACCATTCAAATATCGTTGTAGCGCTCTTGCAGTTCCTTCAGGATCTACTGCTCCGTTAATTGTTATGTTGTTAATTTGCCCCATACCACCACCGCCAAAATTGCCAGTTGTTGTAGGGTAATTTGAAACCGCTACATCTCCACCACCTGCTAATTGACTTAAACCATAAGTTGCAGCTACAGCTGCTAAGGCAGCAGCAGCAGTTCCAACAGATGCTCCACCGGTTGCAAATGCAGTAGCAACCGCAGCACCAGCAGCAGCAGTTCGTAGGGCTTTCATGGCAGTTACTAAAGTCATGATTGCAGTAACAAATGCAACTATCTTAGATGCCACAAATACTCCGGTGATAATTGCACCTAATACAAGCAATTCATCTTTGATGCTTACAACAAATTTAAGCGTTGATCTAACCTGCTCACCAAATTGATAAGCGCCTTCAGTTGCTTCAGTTATGCCAGCAGTAACGCCATCCTCACCTGAAAATCCAGCAGCAAATGCTTGAATTAAAGGAACGGCTGTGGCTAATAAATAATCTGCGAATTCTTTAACAATAGGTAATAAAGCTGCTCCGATTTGCTCTTTAGTTTCATCAACAGCAATAGATAATTGTTTGAACTTAAACTCAGCATTGGTTGCTTCATTGGCAATAAATCCATTATAAGTTTGAGCTAATTGAGTAGTAATTTCATCGAAAGATTTGGTTTTAAGGGTGGTCGCATCAATTCCTAGACCTAACTTACCCAAAGCGGTATTTGACCCGTCATAAGCCCTTCCTAGGGCATTTGTGACGCTCTCTAGTGGCTTGCCTGTGGCTATGCTGATCTCTTGAGCTAAAGTCAATAAATCTTGAGCTTTAGTTACATCTTGAGTAGATCTGATAAGTCTTGAGAATGCAGGTCTTAAAACATCATCGGTTGTCGCAGTAGCAATAGATTGAGCAGTTATGTATTTGTCAATTCCTGCAATTTGTTGCTCAGTTGCCTGAGTGCTTGATCTGATAACTTGCTCTAAATTCTTGCGAGCCTTTTCATCCTCAGCTGCTGCCTTTACCGCTGATACTGCAAATGCGGTCGCTGCTGCACCAACAGCTGCAAATGCCAACGCTGCTTTTTTACCAAAGTCAGCAATACGATCAGCTGAGTTATCAACTACCTTTTGAGCATCTTTTAAGCCTTTTTCTAAATTATCAATGTCGGCTGCTAAGGCAATTGTTAATGGTTTAGCCATCATTTCCATTCACCTCTAATTTCTAAAACAGCCTTTTCAAATCTGTTAATTACATCAGGTAACATTTTTCTAATTGTGGGATAAATGAACCAACCTCTTGCACCAATACCGCTTGGAGATTTGCCAGACCAAACTGGGAATTGCTTGAATCGATTAGATCCAAACTCAACACCGCCACCAATTCCAACTCGGCCAACTTCACCTTTGGAACTGAATTGAGTAGTTGCTCCACCGCTAAACTTTTGACTTGCTAGACCAAATTTAATTTCGCCTAATAATGATGTTTTTTTAACAGTTCCACCATCAGCAATTCTTTGAGCAGCACGATTTGGACGACCGCTTGCAGCTTGTCTAATTTCTTTTAATTCATCATTGGCTATTTCGCCAACGGCTCTTTTCATTTGCTCTTTAGCAGTTTCATCCATTTGGCGTAATACTTTAACAATGCTGTTTAATTCTTTTTTGTTATACGCAATTGCAGGTTGGCTCATTTCTTGTGCCTATCCTCCAATATCTCTAACGCTGTTAAAATATCCGACCCATCAACCCATTCGCTCATTGGAATTTGAGTTGCCATTGACAACTGCACCAATAATCGACTTAGGCTTCCTACTGGATGGCTTTTGGGTTTGCATCACCGACTTGAATATCGGCAACAGTTTCCATCCAAGCTTCATAAGGTTTGACAGCCTTGCCAGCTGCTTCGCGCTTATGTGCGTGATAAGCTAAAAACATCAAATCATTAACACCGATCTTTTCAGATGCTTGACTAATGATATTTCCTGTTTTCTGCTCCCACTTAGCCCACTCAGGCGGTTGGGCTGTATAAGTTGCTTCCTCGCCTGAGTTATATGTAATTGTAATTGCTAGTTTCATTTGTTTGCTCCCGTTTTATTTCTTAGCTAAAAGATTCTGCTGGCACGCCAATTACTTGGAATGAAAGAGAAACTGTTTGTGCATCTGGTGCAGTTCCACCGGCTGATGGCCATACTGGTAATACTTGGAAAGTAAAGACTGCTCCTGATGCAGTTGTCATAACTGTGCTGATTCCGGTGTCTGGTGCTGACTCAGCAACGCCCCATAAAATCTCGCATAGAGATCCAGTTGCGCCCCAGTCGGCTAACATTTCAACATCAAATGTAAAGTTGTTATCAGTTACCTTAAAGACTTTTCCGTCTAGTGTCTGATAGGTCTGACGATCCATTTCGCCAGTAAGAGTTGCAGTTGTAGCTTGTGCATCGAAATTGTTACCGCCGATTGTGAAGGTAACATCCCGACCTGTTATAACGGTGGTAGGCATTTTCGCTCCTTATGTTGTTTGTTGATAATAGGTTGAAACATTTATATCAGACACCAACAAAGTTGATGCTCCGACTTGTGTAACTGTTGGTCTTTCGACCGATCCGACAATATATCCCGCAGGAATAATTGCCAGAATGCTCATAAGTAATTGCTCGATATTATCGAGAGATGCTGGATTGCTGTTATATGCAACCGCAGCTGTGATTGTCATATTGACTCGACATCTAACAGATGACTTACCAATAGTTTCAATTTCAAGATATGGTGATGATGGAACTAAAACAACTGCTGGCGGGATTACGGACTCAGGAACGAAACTGTAAACATTTCCAGCAACACCTGCTAAAGCGGTTGCAAGTGGTTGTCTAACTGAACTTAAAATTGTTGATGCTGGCATTTATTGCGCCATACTTTCAACATCTATGTAAGCTCCTAATAATCCAACGCAACGATTAAATAATGATCGACCCATTCTAAAAGGTGTAGCTGTAAAATCTACTCCTTCGATTTGTCCTCCGGCTGCGACTCTTGATTGAAAGACTTCAACTGATACAACATAGACAGCTGATTCAACACTTTTGTTTCCAACATAAGTTGATGCGCTAGAAAGGGTTGCAGTTCCGCTTGGTATAACATTTGCTTCATCCAAATCGGCATTTGTGATCGCAGCTTCAAAGGTATATTGTCCAAGATTTGTATCAAGAACAGTTCTTGTTCCGTTGTAAGGTGATCCGCATCCTGCGATGACGACTGATTGTCCTTCGGTAAATTCATGAATTCCAAGTGTAGTGAAAGTAGCGACATTGTTAGTCAGCGACACTTTTTGAATTGGGCTTTTGAATGTAACAAGCATTGGCAGAATAGTATTTTCTGCGGTGTCAATTATTCCGTTTAAGTATGTGTCGTCATACAAGGCAGATGACACGCCAAGCACAGATCGCAACTGTGTAGCTGTGATAATAGTTGGCATGTCATCTCCTTACTCCCATTAAAGGATGCCTATGATCGGGAGCAACCATAGGCACTCAGTTAATTACTTAATTAAGAAACTTTCCATAGGTAAGCACCAGCACCGACCTTAGTTGCAATTGCACCATAACCATAGTAAGCAACTGTTATCTTGCCAGTTGTTTGGTTAAGTGCAGTTTCTAGGCGATAGCGTGGTGATTCGAACCATTGGTAAGACTCTGGATTTACAACGATTAATGTGTCATCGCCAACTCCAGATCCAAGTCCACGATCAACGCGGAAGTTAAGTCCAAGCACATTTCCACCAATTGAGCCAGGAGTTACGCCTCCACCACGATTCTGTGGGTTGATGACATTGGTGTAAAGAGGTAGGTTGTTTCCATCTACCAAGTTCATGATTGCACCCCATTGACCTGTTGATGCAATTAAGTTTTGTGCAAATCCAAGTGTGCCACCATAAATACTTACAGCTGCATCAGAAATGAAATCTTGGAAATTTACATTTGACATTGTGCGGTTTCCGCCATCAGTTCCACCTGCAATTAATGCGTTTAGAACTGCGTTATTTGTTGCATAGGCGTAAGCCTTCTCCATCTCTGCAACTAATACATCAAAAAATACTGGAGAGCTGCGATCTAATAACTCAACTGTGAATTCCTGTCCGCCAGCATACTTCTTAACATTTACAGTCAAGAATGATGATGTCATTCCGGTTTCGCCAATTGCGCCTTCCTCAGCAACCTCTGCTACTGATGGAACAGCTGTGATCTTAGGAATTTCAAAAGTCATTCCTGCATCTGGTAGAACGCCAGTTGTGATTGAGTCAATTGCTGGGCGATTAGCATTTGATAATGGGTTAATGATCTCAGTTAATTGACGAGTTGGGATTAGACCTGCGTTGTTTGATGTTGTGTCATCAGCAGCGCGAACATACATTCTGCTTTCGTCATTTCCTAATGCAGCGCGAACTGAGTGCTCCAAATAGGTTGCTTTGTTGGTAATTGGTGAGCGTGGCTTTGTGTAAGCAACTGGTTGAGTTGCTGATACTGCCACAGGCTCGGATTGAGCAGCTTCTACCGCTTCGGTGGCGATAGGAGCTTCTGATGTTATATCAGACACTTTTTCCTCCTGTGTTGTTTTATCCTCAGCGGTTGCTTCGGAATTCTCTGTTGGTGTTTCAGTTGCTGCAACATCTGCAACTCTTGCACTATCGATTGCTGGATCTGTTACTAAACTAACCTCGATTAATTTAGCTGCTTTGATTGACATGACTCCATCTTTGTTTTTCCAGTCATCAACCATTACTCCAACGCTAAATCCATCGCGTAATCCCTCAGCTGCTTCTAATAATGAATCATCGCCAGCAATAGTTCCAGCGATCTTGAATGTGGCTTCAATACCAGCATCATCAGCTGTAATGTCCATCAATTTACCGATTGGTCGAGTTCGATCATGTTCTAATAACAATTTGACTGGCTTTGAAAAATCAATTGAGCCTTTTTCAAATACTGTTGCTCCTGCTGATGTATTTCCGCGCTCGCCCCAAGTTACAATTGTTCCAGATATTGTTCTTTTTCGGCTATCAGCTGCGGTTAGTGTTATTGGGAAATTAATCTTCATCGGATTAAGTCCTCCTCCTCTTGGATTTGCTCAACGCTCATCGCGCCAATGCGGTTTAGGATTTCATAAACTTGCGCACGCTCTAATGCTGA